ACCAAACTACTACGCAGTTATCCCAGCAGATGTAAGATACAATAAGAATCTATCTCCTAACTCTAAATTATTGTACGCTGAGATAACTGCTTTATGTAATATGAATGGTAAATGCACAGCATCAACACAATACTTTGCAACTCTTTACAATGTAAGCAAAACATCTATTCAAAACTGGCTAAAGTGTCTAGTGGATAATAAGTTTATAACAAGGACAACTATTTTTAAGGAGGGTACTAAAGAAATATTGTCTAGGCACATAAAATTAATTAAGCAGCCTACACAAAATAAGTTTAGAGATAATACTAATATAAATATAAATAATACTAATCTTACAGATAGTAATAAAAAGGAGCGTTTTAAAAAACCAAGTATTGATCAAATTGAAGGTTATTGTAAAGATCGTAATAATAATATAGATGCAGAAGCGTTTATAGATTTTTATGAAAGCAAAGATTGGAAAATAGGAAAGAATAAAATGAAAGACTGGAAAGCTGCTGTTCGGACTTGGGAACGCAGAGAAACAAAGAAACCAAAAACAATGTCTAAGCTAGATTCACAAATTAGTGCTTGGCAAGAAGCAAAAAAATTATTATAATTATGCATCCAGAATTAGAACAATTTATTCATGAGGATTTACTTGATGAATTACATCAGTTACAAGACTATTCATTATGTCCTGCTGATATATTAGATACTGTATATTTTTTTATAGAGGATTTTGTTGATGATGAAGTAAACAGGAGATTAGATGAATTAGATGACACTATAAAAGATATTAAATTATGAAACCACTTAAACAAGAAAACGTAAAAGACTTGACTGAAAAAGTATTAGACTTAGTTGCTAAGACATCAGTAGAAATAGGGCATAAAACAGATCCACAAACTATGGCTACGCTTAGCAAGATATTTGCTCAAGACTTAATCAAAGAAAATAGATTTGGAAACATGACTTTCAACCAGATTCAGGATGCTTTTCATTACGGTGTAAGATTTGCAAAAGATGAACCGTTTTTAAATATAAGAACTTTTTATAAGTGGGTATATGCTATGAAAAAAATGTGCGACTCTGCAACCTATCAGGTAGAAAAACTAGATATGCCAAAAGAGGATGTACCTTATTATCAAGAGAAAATTAAATTATTAACATAAAAAAGAGGGTTAAAACTAATATGAAAATTAATTTGTGAGGTTATACTTTGTAAAGGTTATCTCCCTCTTTTTTTTAAAACTTAACAAGATGATTGGATGGGTAATTATAATAGCTGTTTTACTACATATTAACTATAAATTAAAAGAATGAAAACTAAAGAAATTGTAAGAGAATTACTTACCATTAAACCACATTTAAGAGATAATGATAATATGTTAATTGCTGCTTATTGGTGGAAAGAATTAAAGCGTAAAGAAATAGATCCTAATAAAATGAATGGATTAGAATTCATGCAGATGTTTGCTAATAACAAACTGACAAACTTAAAGACAATAGAAAGAATGCGTAGAAAACTACAAGAGGATTGTCCAGAATTAAGGGGTAAGATATACGCCGCAAGAAAGGGTAAGATCCAAGATAAATGGAAACAAGACTTAGGATATGAAGTCTATTAGTAAACTCAAAAAAGAACTAGATAAATGGTTTAGTCTTTTTATTAGGCTAAGAGATGCAACTGCTGAAGGAATGGTTCAATGTTATACTTGCGGCTGTGTTAAGCATTATAAATCTGGAATGCAATGTGGGCATTTTCAGTCAAGAAGTTTTTTAGCTACAAGATTCGATGAAGTTAATTGTCAACCACAATGCGTAGGCTGTAATATGTTTAAACAAGGAGAGCAGTATAAGTTTGCTTTAGCATTAGACCATAAGTATGGAGAAGGCACAGCTCAAGAACTGCAATATTTAGCCAAGACAATAGTGAAGTTTTCTAGAGTAGATTATGATGAAAAGATTAGTTATTACAAAAGCCTTGTTGATAAATTAAAAAAAGAAAAGGGAATAGAATAAATTTTTATTATAAATTTGAATATGCAAAATGCAATATATTCAAGTGAGAATCATAAACAGATCATTGAAATATATGTTGAGATGTGCAAACAGTTTGCTCAAGAAATAGCAACGAAAACAAAATACAATAATTATTTAGAAGTATTACAATTAATAATAGACTATTCAAATGGATATGGCACAGGCGTTAGAGAGAACAATTTTTATGATTGGATAATGATTATGCCAATCAATGTATCAGTTATGACTAGCGGCTTTTTTGCAGGTATAGAAACTAAAGGCAATGCAGCAGTAGTCAGGGCTTACAAAGTGGTACTAGATCAAATGCTACAAGAAACGGTAGACAAACTAGATAAACTAGAACCAACCAATGACTGAGATCTATATAGAAATATCAAAGCTGACAGATAAATTTAGGACAATGGCTTACGGTATTACTAAAGATAAAAACAAAATACATGAAGCTGTCCAGGAGCTGATGCTTTATCTCCTTCAAGCAAATCCCTCTGTAATTAAAAAAATTTATGATAACGATGGGATAGATGGATTAACAAGATATGGAGCAGTAGCACTAAGAAGGGCATTAACAAGTACAAGGAGTAACTTCTATTATAAGTATGAAAAATATTACACGCATATTGACAGCACTATTTATTCTACTAATCGTACCAGCGTTGATGATTTTACAGTATCTGGCAGTTATCATTATAGAGATATATCAAACTTTCCAAACGAGGAAATAGATCACGAAAAACTTAATAAGCTAGAAAAGATTGATTGTGTTTTAGACACTTTGCATTGGTATGATGCAGAATTATTTAAGTTGTATTACTATGAAGGTAATACCTTAGATTCATTAGCAGCCAAAACAAAGATTAGTAGGAATAGCTTATTTACGACAATAGACAAAGTAAGAGAAATAATTAAAAAAGAACTTGATGAAACTGTATGATCCAAAAAAGAAAGATATTTTTGTAATGCAGTTCGGATTTTCATATCCAAATGATCTTTTTGATAAAAAGAAAAAGTTAATAAGAAAATATGAAGTTTCTAGTACCAAATGGAATCTACAAGGATCGCATAGAAATATGTAAGTCTTGCGTTTATTATTTTAAACCGACAGGAACTTGTAAAGATTGCGGTTGTTTTATGAAGCTTAAGGCACGTTTGGCACCTATGAGTTGTAGTCAGGGTAAATGGCAAAAGACCACAGAAATAGAAACGCCAGATGATTTGCCAAAAGAAATTATAGATGAAGTGTTAGATATGTGGAAGGATTTAAAAACAGGTAGAGCAAAAGATCAAGCAGCTAAAAAAAGAATGATAGAAACCTATAACGTAATACATGGAACTAATTACAGTCCTACTACAAATTGCGGATCTTGTATTGCAACGTGCTTTGATGAAATTAAAAAATTATATAAAAAATACAGCGAATGAAAACAGATTACAAAAGAACCCCTAAACCTAATTATTATATAGGAACTACCTATGGCTATGAAGCAAGGCGTGTGGTGGAGGATTTTGAATTAACTTACAACATAGGCACAGCAGTATCTTATTTATTAAGAGCAGGCAAAAAAGATGGAAACCCATCAGATCAAGATATACAAAAAGCTATTAATCATTTACAGTTTGAGCTTGACAGATTGTGTTCAGAAAGAGAAATACTAACAGGAGGACTAGCAATATGACATTATACAAATGCGAATGTGGTAAAGTAGAAATGGAGATAGGCAAAGCAACTATCGCTATGAGAGAAAACAAATGGGTTTGTATTCAAGCTCTATGTGATTGCGGTAAGTGGATGGATGCAGAACCTGAGGAGGGTATGCCTAATCTAATTAGAACAGAAGCATCTTTAAGTAAAAAGAAAAGGGGGGATAAGCTTTGGGATAGTGCTAAAGAAAAACTATGTGGTGAACGTGGAATTAATGAATCTTTTGACTAATGAGAAAGCCAAGATCAAGAACATACTTAAAAGCTCTAACGAGTAAAGCTGTAAAATATTACTTTGAAAACCCAGACATCAGCATGAAAATTATAGCAGCTAAGTTTAGAATAAATCAAGAAATGCTTAGCGCTGGTATAAGCACGAACTTATCAAAAAGGCTAAACAACAGCCTATCAAGAAAGATAATAAATAAATATTAAAAAATTCTATTATATATTATGAAGCAACAAGTTAAGATCAGTCAAGTCAAAGGAAATCCTAATAATCCTAGAATTATTAAAAACGATAAGTTTAAAAAGTTAGTTAAGTCAATACAAGAATTTCCTGAGATGCTAAAGCTTAGACCTATTGTAGTTGATGAAAATATGATTGTGCTTGGTGGCAATATGCGACTTAAAGCAAGTAAAGATGCAGGACTAAAAGAGGTATGGATTGAAATAGCAGAAGGATTAACTGATGAACAAAAGAAAGAGTTTATCGTAAAGGACAATGTAGGCTTTGGAGAATGGGAGTGGGATATGTTAGCGAATGAATGGGATAGCGTACAACTTGCAGAATGGGGTTTGGATGTATGGGAAAACGAGGATGATAAAGAACCTGAAGCAGGATTAATAGATGATGATGAAATACCTGAAGTAAAAGAAAGCAAAGTAAAGCGTGGAGATATTTGGCAGCTAGGAGAGCATAGAATAATGTGCGGAGATAGTACAAGTTCAGATGATGTTGCTAAACTAATGAATGGAGAAAAAGCAGATTTAATTACAGACCCTCCTTATGGAATAAATGCGAACAAACAAACTTTAGGAATAGGAAAGAAACAATTTTACAGAGGTAAAGATTGGGATAAGGAAGTTCCTGACTTTTGGAATATGATACCTTTATTTGATAAATGTATAATATGGGGGGGTAATTATTTTACAGACAAATTAAGTATAACTAATGATTGGTTGTGTTGGCATAAAAAAAATGACAATCGAAGCTTTAGTGAATTTGAATTAGCGTGGAGTAATATTGGTAAAAATTGCAGAATACTCTCTCATCATTGGGGAGGTGAAAACAAATTACACCCAACTATGAAACCTGTTAAAGTGATAGAATGGTGTATCGGTATGATAAATTCAAATAATATTATTTTTGATTTATTTTTAGGTAGTGGCTCAACACTAATAGCAGCAGAGAAACTTAAAAGAAAATGTTATGGTATGGAATTAGATGAAAAGTATTGTGATGTAATAATAGAAAGATGGGAGCAATTTACAGGACAAAAAGCAATTAAAAATGGAACAAAATAGAACAAAGATTAACAAAGAGAGATTGCTCAAAGCATTAGAGTCAAGTCTAGGAGTAATTACTACTGCATTAAAAGCAACTGACCTATCAAGAACAAACTTTTATAAGTGGGTAAAAGAGGATCAAGAATTTGCAGACAAAGTGCAAGAAATAGAAAACATACAAAAAGACTTTATCAAGTCTAAGTATTATGAATGTGTGAAAGATAAAGTGCCTTCAGTTGTAATACACGCAGCTAAGACTAGACTAGGATGGAATGAAACGAATAGATTAGATGTAACTTCTGGCGATAAAGCTATTAATATGCCTGTCATAACATTTGTTGAAACTGATACTGAATAAAAAATATAATCCTTTATTTGAATCTGATGCTCGTTACTTTATAATCACAGGGGGTAGAGGATCTGGAAAGTCTTTTGCTGTTACAGTTTTTCTTACGCTGCTTACAATGTCTAAGAACATTAGGGTATTATTTACAAGATTCACAATGGTGTCAGCACATCTCTCAATTATTCCTGAGTTCTTAGAAAAGATTAGCCTATTAGGTTTTGATAATATCTTTAGCGTAAACAAAGCAGAAGTAGTAAACTTAGGTAATAAATCAGATATATTATTTAGAGGTATAAAGACATCAGCAGGTAATCAGACTGCAAGTTTAAAGTCATTACAAGGCATAAGCACTTGGGTATTAGATGAAGCAGAGGAGTTAATAGATGAGGATATATTCGATACGATTGATTTAAGTATTAGGGAAAAAGATGTGCAGAACAGAATTATACTTATATTAAACCCAGTCACTAAAGAGCATTGGATATACAACAGGTTCTTTCAGGACAAAGGCGTAGAAGCTGGTTTTAATGGCGTTAGAGACAATGTATGCTATATCCATAGTACATACCTAGACAATAAAGATAATCTCTCACAGAGCTTCCTAGAGCGTATTAAGACTATAAAGCATAGAAACTTTAAAAAATACCAACATAGAATACTTGGGTCTTGGCTTGATCGTGCAGATGGTGTAGTGTTTACTAATTGGACATTTGGAGAATTTAATCCTGATGGATTACAGACATCTTGTGGAATGGACTTTGGGTTTAGCATTGATCCAGACTCCTTAACAGAAGTAGCCATTGATAAGTCAAGGCGTAAGATCTATCTAAAAGAACATATCTATCAGAACGGATTAAAGTCTAATCAACTTGCTGAGATTATATTAAGCAAAGTAGATAATAAGTTAATCATTGCAGACTCAGCAGAGCCAAGACTAATAGCAGACTTAAAACATTTAGGTGTAAACATTAAGCCAGTTAAAAAAGGTACTATTGAAAGCGGTATAACCAGAATGCAAGACTATGAATTAATAGTAAGTCCAGAGTCAACAAACATAGCTAAAGAATTAAACAATTATGTATTTTCGGACAAAGCATCAAAATTATATGTAGATTCATATAACCATGCTATTGATGGCATAAGATATAATGTTATTTATCACTTAGATAATCCAAACGCAGGAAGGTATTTTGTACAGTAGTAAACTAAATTATGAATTTTTCTATTATATAGTAGATGAAGGTAAAGATTAAGAAAGAAGGCAAAGTAAAGCAGTTCAAATTAATCAGCAAGTGGAGTGATGTCACTCTTGAAAAGTGGCTGAAGCTGATTGATTATCATAATGGCACTAAGAGTAGTGAAGCGTTAAATACAATAGCAGAACTTTCTAATATTCCTAAGAAGTTAATAAAGGAATTAGAATTACAAGATGTTGCTGTTATTATGAGTAGCATATCGAAACTGCAAACGACACAAGATAGTTCTTTAAAAAGAATAATTGAAATAGAAGGTAAAAGTTATGGGTTTCATCCGAATTTAGATGAAATAACTCTTGGGGAGTGGAGTGACTTAGAAACAATGTTAAACAATGGAATGGAAAGCAACCTGCCAGAAATAATGGCAATATTATATAGAACAATTACAGATGAAACTTCAAGTGGAGTTTATACTATTGCAGCTTATGATGGTAATATAAGCATACGAGCCGAACAAATGAAAAAGATGTCAGCAGAGCAAGTGCAATCAGCACTGGTTTTTTTTTGGACTTTAGGAAAAGAATTATTAAAGACTTTGCCATTATATTTGATGGATCGGCTGAAGGAAATGAATCAGCAGTTGCAACAGAGTCATTCGCAGAAAAGTGGGGGTACTTCGGAATAATGTATAGATTATGCAATGCAGATATTTCAAAGCTAGAACAAATAACAAAGCTCAACTTATTAGAAGCATTTACTTGGTTGAGTTATGAAACAGATTTAAATTCACAAAACAAAGTAAAACATGGCAGTCAGCAATAAGACATACAACAACGTAGTAAATACACTAATTAGATTAGGTCAATACCATGATCAAATCTCTACCGTTTCTGTTGGGGATATATATGACATTGATTTGGAAAAGGAAACTAAATTTGTACTGATGCATATCAATCCAGTAAATGTAACAACAGGAGAATCAGAATTAGTATATAACTTTCAGATTTTTATTATGGATATGGTAAGCGAAAAGAATGACTGGCAGACTAAACAGCATGAGCAATTGACTAAGCTGGTTGATATGAAAAACAATGAGCAAGAAGTATTTAATCAATGCCTAGAAATATGCACTGACTTCATTGGAATGCTAAGGCATAGTTCAAGACAATCACAAGCAGGAACAAACGATATAAACGCACCACTATACTTTACGCAAGATCAGTTTACAATAGAGCCTTTCCAAGAAAGGTTTGACAATCTTTGTTGTGGGTGGGTGTTTCAAATGGGAGTAAAAGTAATGAATGACTTTGACACTTGCATAATACCTGTTACAGATGCAGGAGCAGGCTACTAATGTTTAAATTCAAGATATGGAAAATAGAAATTCAAATAATACCACCAAAAATAACAATCAAGCTATGAGTTATGATGATATAGTAGAAAAGTTAGAGTCTATAAGTATAAGGTTTGAGTCTTATACTGACTATCCAGAATCAGCAACTAACAATGCAAAGAGGGCTAGAAAATGGAAAGAGGAGAATGGTAGTGATTGCGGCACAAGAGTAGGCTGGACAAGATCATCACAGTTAGCAGACAGAAAACCTATTAGCAGAGATACAATAGCAAGGATGGCATCATTTAAAAGACATCAACAAAACAAAGATGTTCCATATTCAGAAGGCTGTGGTGGCATTATGTGGGATGCTTGGGGTGGCACTTCGGGCATTGAGTGGGCAATAAATAAACTAAAAAAAATAGATAATTAAAAAATAAATAAATATGGCAGATTTAGTAGTAACAATATCTGAAAGTGTAACCTTAAATGGCGCACTAAGAGGATCAACCAATAACTTAACAATTACAAGTATCACAGATACATTTGAAAGGATAATAACCTGTCCTCATTCTGCAACTACAACAATATCAACATTTTCGTCAAATGTTTATGACAGCGCAGGTGCTATTGACAAAGAGAATGTAAGATATATCAGAGTGACTAATTTATCAACAACAGCAGATTGTGAATTGGGCGTAGCAGGTGCAGCTTCAAATTATACAATATTAATACCAGCAGGAAATTCTCATATCATAGCAAGGGCTGATGATGTTATGGTGGCAGAAGCAGATGCAGTTCCTAGCTATGGCTCTTTAGCTGACCTTGCAAAATTAGAAGTGCGACCAACAGCAAGTACTGATACAGACGTTGAGATATTTGTTGCATCTATCTAATGAAAACTGACAATATAGAAAGATATTTAGAAAGCTTTGGAAAGCAAGTAGTAAACAGAGCTAAAGGCAATATTCAAAAAGCAAAAGGTGGCGGTACTGATTTGGAAAAGTCTTTACGCTTTGAAGTAGTTACTGATGCTGATGGATTCACAGTAAATTTCTATATGAGTAGCTATGGAACTTTTGTAGACAAAGGGGTTTCTGGAAATCAACAAAGACAAGTATTTAAAGATTATAAGAATAAAGTGATGACAAGTCCTTATAAATACACTACTAAACAACCACCCCCAAACATTTTAGCAAAGTGGATAAGCAAAAAAGGTATAAAAGGAAGGGATAAAAAGTCAGGGAGATTTATAACTAACTTATCATTAGCTTTTATAATTGGCAGAAAGATAAAAAGAGATGGAATAAAAGGGTTAAGTTTCTTTCAAAAGCCTTTAGGTCTTGGGCTAAAACAATTCGGGAAAGACTTATTAAAAAATGTTAAAGAGGATATAATAGATACGTTAAACAAAACAACAGTAAACTAATGGCAGCAAATTCAGTAATAGAGCAACAACCTTTATATAGAGTCCTTCCAGCAGGACAAGATATTGTTTTTGTAGTTTCTAATCAGACAGCAGTAGCAAATGAATTTAAGGTTAAATTTATCGCTCAAGTTCATGTCAGCACTACAAATGCAATTAATTTGAGTTCTACAAATGATATAATAGGCACTTTTAAAACAACGCCTAACAATGCAGGGGTGGGTATTTTTGATATGAGAAACATTATAGAAAGTTATGTTAAATCAGATAATATGGCTGCTGATGGTAGCTCTTTCAAAACAGCTACAACAAGTGCAGATCAAAGACATCCCATTCATTTAATTGACAAATACTCTTTAAATGATAGAGCGGTTGCATATATGGCAATTCAATTTAAAGTTGAATATCTTGGTGCTACTGATGGATCTGGCAATCAAGATGACAATATAGTAAGGACTCAAGCAGGAACAGCAGTAAATTCACAAATGTTTGAAGTATTTAATGGGTATTTAAAATATGATGATAATCTAAATATTGGTACAGGAATTGATGCTGCAAATTTCGGATATGACATTTCAAGGTTTGAAAACACTAACGGAAGCACAGGAGAATTTTTAACTAATGCACCTAAAACTCAATATGCTAATCAAGATGATTACGGTACTTTAGCATATCTTACACAAATAGCAAAGGTTGCAGGTTTTGAGAATGGCTATATTGATAATATTAAAATAAAACTATATAACAGTTCTGATGTTCAAATAGGCACTACAATTCAAGTTGATAGAGAAGCAGCGACAGGGGGTTATGATATATATACTTTAGATACGGATCAAGAATTGTTATTCTTTGGCTGTTTTCCTGCTAACTTTAGAAATTGGAGTACAGTCTTTCAGACACAATTAGCAACAGGAAATCTAGCTTATTATAGTGTTAGAGCTTATAATGATGCAACAACAACTGGACAGAGATATATAATAAACGTAAATTGTCCTAATTTAAAAGGATTTGAAAGCATTAGACTTTGCTGGTTGAATCAATGGGGTGCCTGGGATTATTATACATTTATAAAAAAATCAGTAAGAAGTTTAACAACAAATTCAACAACATATAATCAGCTTTCGGGAACATGGAATGAAAGTAAATATAGAATGGATAGCTTTCAAGGTGGCAAGAAAGCGTTTAGAGTAAATGCCACTGAAATGATAAGAGTAAATACCGACTTTGTTAGTGAAAATGAAAATGTAATGTTTGAGGAGTTGATGAACAGTCCAGAAGTTTATATGTTAGATGGCTTTCAAACTACAACAAGCACACAGCTGTTAAATCAATTTGTCACACCTGTTAGGGTTACTAGCTCTAGCTTTACCAGAAAGACAATAGCAAATGATAAGCTAATGCAATACACATTTGAAATAGAAAAGAGTAAAACACTAAGAACGCAATCAATATAATGTCAGTACAGTTAATACTATACCCTCAAAATACATCTGGTCAGTATAATCAGATATCTATAAATCCAAATGAATTTGTAGTAAATGGGATTAATTTTACAGGATTAGGATCTGCATCCTCAAGAGATAGTGCAGCTGCAAACATATACACAGATGTTTTGACTAATGCATCTCCTTCTATAATTAACACATGGTATAGATTCAGAAGCACAACAGGTGGCAGCCCTGCATTACCTACTGTAAGTTCAGGAAACGCAGTATTTAATTCTATTGCTGTTGCAAATGCAACTGGAATATATCAAAGGCTATCAAATCTAAATGTAGGACAAAGCTATACTGTAAACTTAACTCTTTCTACCACATCATCTGGTTTTGTCTATATAGGTATTTTTAATGGATCTACACAATTAGCAAATCAACCTTTTGCAGCTTCATCATCTAATATTAGTTACAATTTCATAGCTAATGCAACTGATAACACTTTAGTTATAAGCTATGCAAATAGTGTAGCGACAAATATTGAAATAAGCTCTGTCTCTGTAATACCTCAATCATCATCTCCTTCAGGTAATATAACTTTCTTAGATAATGGGCAAGTTATTTGCGACTTATACGAAAATGAGGACATACCATTAACACTAAGTATTGATGATTTTAAAAATGCAGCTGAAATGGTGCAGTCTTATTCTAAAGCGTTCTCATTACCTGCAACAAAAAGAAATAATCAAATATTTAACAATATTTTTGAAATAACTAGGGATGATGATGGGATTATATTCAATCCATATTTGCAGACAAAATGTGTATTAAAGCAAGATGGGTTTTTAATATTTGAAGGATATTTAAGGCTAATAGATGTGCAAGATAAATTAGGAGAAATAAGCTACAATGTTAATCTGTATTCAGAAGTCATAGCATTAGCAGATTATTTAGAGGATAGAACGTTTAGTGATTTGAATTTTG